CTTCAAGGTGATCAAGGAACTCAAGGACTTCAAGGACTTCAAGGTCTACAAGGTCTTCAAGGAACTCAAGGTCTTCAAGGTGATCAGGGAACTCAAGGTCTTCAAGGACTTCAAGGACTTCAAGGAACTCAAGGTCTCCAAGGTCTTCAAGGTGATCAAGGAACACAGGGTCTCCAAGGTCTTCAAGGTGATCAAGGTACTCAAGGTCTCCAAGGAACTCAAGGTCTCCAAGGAACTCAAGGTCTCCAAGGAACTCAAGGTCTTCAGGGACTACAAGGTGATCAGGGAACTCAAGGTCTTCAGGGAACTCAAGGTCTTCAAGGTCTTCAAGGTCTTCAAGGTGATCAGGGAACTCAAGGTCTTCAGGGACTACAAGGTCTTCAGGGAACTCAAGGTCTTCAGGGAACTCAAGGTCTTCAGGGACTAATTGGGGAACAAATAACTGCAAAAACTTACACAATTACTGTTTCTGGTGGAGTATTTTATGTTGATGGAGTTCAACAAGATACGATTAGTTTATTAAGAGGTCAAAAATATAATTTTGATCAATCAGATGCTTCTAACAGTGGTCATCCTTTTGCATTATCAACTACTAGTGATGGTACACATAATGCTGGAACACAATACACTTCTGGATGGACTTATTCTGGAACTGCTGGAAGTGATGGATTAGCAACATTTGTCGTTCCTTATGATTCTCCAAGCACAATTTATTACTATTGTGAAGTTCACTCTGGAATGGGTGGAACTGTTTCTATTAGAGATTTAACTGCTAATTCTTTACAAGGTCTCCAAGGACTTCAAGGTGCTCAAGGTGCTCAAGGTGCTCAAGGTGCTCAAGGTGCTCAAGGTGCTCAAGGACTTCAAGGTCTCCAAGGTGTTCAAGGACCTGCTGGATCTGGTGAAGGTGGAGGATCAGTTACAATCAAAGATGAAGGAAGTGTTCTTGGTACTGCAGTAACTAGTATTAATTTTGTTGGTTCTGGAGTTGCTGCTACTGGAAATAATTCTGAAGTAACTGTAACGATTAGTAGTGGAGGAGGTGGATCTGATATTACCGTAAAGGATGAAGGTATTATTATAGGTACTGCTGCAACAACATTTAATTTTGTTGGTTCTGGAGTTGCTGCTACTTATTCTACTGGTATTGCTACAGTTACTATTTCTGGCGGTGGTGGAGCAATTGGAATTCAGTCTGGTGGAACTGAAATTACTGCAAGTGCATCAACACTAAACTTTGTTGGTACGGGAATTACAATGGCAGATGATGGATCTGTCACTGATATTACTATTCCAACTACAACAAGAACTGTAACTAGTTTTACAGCAACAAATGATCAGACTGAATTTACTGGATTGTCGTATACTGTTGGATACATTGATGTATATTTAAATGGTGTAAAACTTGATAATACAGAATATGCTGCATCAAATGGAACTAGTGTAACATTAACAACTGGAGCATCAACTGATGATATTGTTGAAACTGTTGCTTATGATGGAATATCTATTGCACAATTAAGTGGACTTGCAGATGTTGTTGATGACACCACTCCACAACTTGGTGGTAATTTAGATCTTAATAGTAAAGATATTACTGGAACTGGTAATTTTAATGTTACTGGTATTGTAACTGCAACAACATTATCTGGTGCATTAGATGTTTCTGCACTTCTTAAAGAGTCTGTAAATATTACTGCAGGTAAATTAAGTGATAATACTAATATTGATCTTGCAAATGGAATGGTTCATTTATTTACCACTACTGAAACTACAACATCAACGCCAAACATTAGATATGATGCTTCCAATTCTTTAGATTCTAAAATGGATACTGGTGAAAGTATATCTATTACCATTATAACAACGGCGGCCGCAGCAGGATATTCTGCAGAATTGACTATTGATGGTTCTGCAGTGACTGAAGAATGGTTAGGTGGTTCTGCACCAACTACAGGTGGTTCTGGTGGATATGATGTTTATTCATATAGTATAATTAAAACTGGAAGTGCAACATTTGTTGTACTAGCAAACTTAGTAAACTTCGCATAATAGTATGACACCAATAAAAGGTTTAATAGGACTTGGTGGTGGTTCTTCAAGTATATTAGTTTCTAGTGGTGAAACAACACTACCTCCAGCTCCAACGGGAATATATGGACCGTTTCCTGATACCAGTACTTCACTTAATGCATCTAATTCAACCAATGTTACTAATATCTTCTTTAGGAGAACAATACTTGGATTTACTTATACTTATAATGAAATAACTGCTAATGGAACAAATGCGCTTGCGGGTGGTGGAACGATAAATGCATTATCATTTTATCAAACTAATGCACCAGTATATCGACCATTACCAAATTATGCAGTTGCGATGATGCATATGCCTTCGGGTAGTACTTCTTCTACAAATCCAACACTATCAGGATCGGGTAGAGCAGACTTTACTACAGTAAGAAGTCAACATAGTTTCAATCCAAGTTCAACTAACACATATATTACCATTTCTTTTAGTAGTAATTTTGTATATGATGGTGAAAGTGCATTAGGATTTATATTTGCATGGGGACAATGCCCCACAAATTACAGTTCTTCTGGAATATCAAGAATTAGTAATACAGGTACTATGTATTATACTTGGACAGATAGTGCTGGCACATATCTTGTAACCGATACTGCTTCATCAACAAGATCTTATAGACCTTGCCTTAGATTGCATGTACCGTAGATGATAAATACTTCTAAAATATAAGTCATGGGAAAGACTAGAAATACTTCTAACATATCTGCAGAGAATATTATAAGTGTTGATGTCAGCAATGATAGGATTGGCATAACTAGCACTTCTCCTGGATATACATTAGACGTTGGTGGAGATATTAATTTTTCTGGAACTTTATATCAGGCAGGTGTAGAGTTTACTAGTGGTGGTGGTGGTTCTGGAACATTTGATACTGGTATTACAACATCCATTTATGTTTCTGTAACTTCTGGTGTTGGTACAAACACTGCAGAAACAAATGATATTTTTGTTGGTCCTGGCATTGCATATTCATTTCCATCAACATCAGGTAAAAAGTATGTAATCGAGTCTATTCATATTTCTAATTCATTCTCTAATGAATTATATTTTGTAGGAAGACATGATTTTAATGGCGGATCAAATGTTCCTTTAGCACAAAGAGTGATTATTCCATATCAAGGTGCAACTGAATTCTTAAATCAACCAATTGTAGCAAATCCATCAGATGTCTTAAGGTTCCAAGCACTTTCCGGAACAGGATCTACTGCAACAGGTATTATTAACGGACTTGATGCATGGATTACATACTCTACAAAAGATGATACTGATTATGTTGGAACAGGAAAAACAGTAACTACCGCATCAGGAACTCAAATATTTCAAGCATCTACAAATCCAGCAATGCTACAGTCCATCAAACTTTGTAATTATAGTTTGAATATTGATATTGATGCTTCCATTTCAATTTATCGTGGATCATTAGCGACGGGAGTAAGATTGGGATATTTGGTTTATAATCTTACAATTCCAAAAAATAGTGTAATTGAAATATTAGAAAAACCAAAATATCTTCCTGTAAGTGATAGTATTGTTGGTGGAGCATCTGTTGCGAATGTTTTGGGAGTCACTCTTTCGGGTAAATATATAACATAGTATAATTAATTTTTTATGTCTTTATTAATTGCATTGCCTTGCTACGGTGGAATCGTAAGTGATAAAACTGCAAAAGGTTTGTTTAATCTTGGAAAGGAACTAAGATCAGCAGGTATAGATCACGGTTTGTTGATGATGGCAAATGAAAGTCTGATTACACAGGGCCGTTCTAAGATGGTTAATTTCTTTATGAACAATACTGAGTATGAAAGAATTTTATTCATTGATTCTGATGTTGGATTCACTCCAGAAGATGTTTTCAGTCTTTTAAAGCGTGATAAAGATATTGTTTGTGGCGCATATCCAATGAAATCTATTCCGTTAAGATATAATTACAACATTTCAAAACCAGAAGTTGTAGATGGAGAATTGATAAAAATTGAAAATATTGGTTTTGGTTTTGCAATGATTAAAAGAAAAGTATTTGAAGATATTTCAAAAAGATATGGTGAAGAACTAAAATATTATCCCCCAACTAATAATAGTAATTATCCACCGACAGAAAAAGAATATCATAACTCGTATCATTATTTTCTAGAACTTAAAAAAGATATGAGTTATTTGCCAGAAGATTTTTCATTTTTTGAACGAGCAAAGAGTGTTGGATATATTGCTTGGTTAAATACTAATATTAGACTTGCACATGTGGGATCACACGTATTTCAGGAAGGATAAGTAAATGACATCTGGAGTCTTTGGTCTTCTCAAAGTTTATAAGAAGCAAGTTCAAAACGTAACTGATAATAATTTTGAAAGTTGGCCAGAAAGTGCTACTTATGGATATTATGGTGGAGGATTTAGTTCTCCACCAGCAACGTATCTCAATACCATAACAAGACTTGATTTTTCAAATGAAACTATAAGTAATCCTGGAAATAATTTACCAACAGGAAGATCTGGTTTTGAAGGAACATCAAATAATTTTTATGGTTATTTTGGTGGTGGTCTTATTCCAACATATATTAGTACCATAACAAGACTTGATCTTTCCAATGAAACCGTAAGTGATCCTGGAAATAATTTACCAACGGCAAGATCTTCGATGGGAGTAACTTCAAGTGATTCTTATGGTTATTTTGGTGGTGGTGATACTCCAACAAGTATTAGCACCATCACAAGACTTGATCTTTCCAATGAAACCGTAAGTGATCCTGGAAATAATTTACCAACGGCAAGAACTTTATTAGGAAGTCTATCCAGTAATTCTTATGGATATTATGGTGGTGGAACCGGTCTTAGTATAATATCAAGACTTGATTTTTCAAATGAAACCGTAAGTAATCCTGGAAATAATTTACCAACAGAAAGATCTAATTTGAAGGGAACATCAAATAACTCATATGGTTATTTTGGTGGCGGTTATTCTCCTCCAGGTTCACCACCTATTGCTACCACCATAACAAGACTTGATTTTTCCAATGAAACAGTAAGTGATCCAGGAAATAATTTTCCAACGACAAGATCTGGATTATCGGCAACTTCAAGTGATTCTTATGGTTATTTTGGTGGTGGTTATTCTCCACCATTTATTAACACCATATCAAGACTTGATTTTTCCAATGAAACAGTAAGTGATCCAGGAAATAATTTACCAACGGCAAGATCTGGGTTATCGGCAGTATCTGGTGGAACATCATTCTATCGTGCCAAAGGATTTAAGACTTATGGATATTTTGCTGGAGGACTTAGACCATCTATTCCAGGAAATAGTAGTACAGTCACAAGATTAGATTTTTCTACAGAATTATTGAGTTCACCTGCAAAAAATTTAACCTCACCAAGATATAAATCAAATACAGTTACTAATAACAATTATAGTTATTTTGGGGGCAATTCGCCAGCCACAAATACAATTACTAGACTTGATTTTTCAAATGAAACTTCAAGCAATCCTGGAAAAAATTTATCATTGAGTCTCAATCCTGGTGGATCTACTGAGTCTTGCAATTATGGGTATTTTTTTGGTGGATCTCCTACATCCCCACCATTTACCTCGTCTAATACAGTTATGAGACTTGATTTTTCAAATGAAACTTCAAGCAATCCGGGAAAAAATACTCCATCTGCCGCAATAGGTGGTTCTGGAGTTTCTACCAAACTTTATGGATACATTGGGCGAGATAATGGACTTTTTTTGCCATCACAGCAACTAAAGATAAATTTTTCAACTGAAGTGATTTCCTTGACTGGATTTTGGTCGCCGCGCGGAAAAGATAGTGCATCGACAGTTCAAAATAATTTATATGGATATTTTTGTGGTGGTAGTAATGGTCCTCCCGGTCCATTAGCATATAATACAATTTCAAGACTTGATTTCTCCAGTGAAACTTTTAGTAATCCGGGAAATAATTTACCAACAACCACATCAATTTCATCAGCATCATCAAGTAGTTTTTATGGATACATAAATCCCGGGTTAGCAACTCAAATGAGTAGGATTGATTTTTCAACTGATAATTTAAATCTTACAACAAATTTTACCGAAACGATACTGGAGGCCTCTGGGTTTTCAAACTAAATAAATCATCTACATCATTTTGATATGAAATCTGGAGCAACTGAAAGTTCTTTTTATTATCTCAATCAATATTATTCTTTTCCAAATAATGTTGAAGTTTCAAGAAGTATAGAAGTACTTGCACAATCAAATAAGAAATATAAAATTCTGTGGGCACATGACAATTGCGATCAACCACAACTCTTAAGACTCCCCGAACTTGTATCGCAGATTGATTTAATTGTCTGTGTATCAAACTGGGAAGCAGAACAATATATCAAATACAACCGAGCACCTGCAGAGAAGATTGTAGTCATTCCGAATGGTGTTGCGGATATTTTTCATCCTAAATCACCAAAATCCAAGACAGCAATTTACTTTTCTGGACCCCATAAGGGCATTGTACCACTTCCAAAAATCTGGAAACAAGTCATTAAAAATCATCCAGATGCAAAGTTAAAAGTATTTTCTTCTCATAATCTTTACGGAGAAGAATATGAACAACACTTCAAAATACCAGAACACTTGGAGGCAATTGAAGAACTCAAGTCTCTTCCTGGTGTGGAATATTCTCCTTGTATTGACCGAGAACAACTTTTTCCTCATATTCAAGATGCTGCTTTCTTTGTGCATCCTAACGTCTGGGAGGAGACATTCTGCGTATCTATGGCAGAGGCAATGGTATGTGGATGCTACCCAATTACAAGCGATATAGGGGCACTGAGAGAGGTCTCATTCAATCGTGGTAAGTATATTCCTATGATTGGAAAAAATACTCCAGTTGGTTGGGAACCATCTCCAAAATTTGTGAATGAATTTGCACAAGAGTTATCAAGATGTTTTGATTTCTTCGATAAAGAACCTCAGACATTTTATGCTGCAACAAAAGAACTTTCTCAAATCACAAAAGAAACTTATGATTGGAAAAGGATTGCAGTAGTTTGGGAAAATTTAATACAAGGTCTTTCAAAAGAAGATCAAGAAAGACCGAGATATTATTGTATGGTGGATATGAAGTGTTCTCAAAAATATACACATCTTGCACTAGACACATTTTTTAGAAATAGTATTTTTAAAAAACAAGATAAGTTTTTCTTGATTGATAATGATAAATCATTTACTAAGGACTATGAAAATATTACAGTAGTCTCAAATGTTTTGCCAAAGTCTTTTGCTGAGAATATGAATTTCATTCTTAAGCAAGCAATTATGGATGGTGCTGATTTTGTTGGACTGAATAATGATATTGTTTTTACAAAAAACTGGAATCAAAATTTAGGTGATTCAAATTCAGTTTCTATTCCTTTATGTAACCAACACTTACAAGGTGATTGGATAAAAGGTGAAATGGAACTTGAAGAATTTGTTGGTAAAGAAGAATCACTCAATCAAATTGCTTCTCAAATTACAACACAACCCCAGAATGTGGCACCAAACTTAATCAAAGCATTCTATTGTTTTTATATTCCTCATGAAGTCAGTTCAAAGGTTGGATTATTTGATGAGGAATTTGGAAAAGGTGGTGGAGAAGATATAGATTATGGACTTAGAGCAGAACAACTTGGATTTGAAACCAAGTTCAATCATCAATCATATTTACTTCATTTTTCTCATAGAACTTTAGATAATGAAACTAAAGAAGAAAAAGACTCAAGAACGGAACAATTGTATCGTCACTTCTGTAAAAAGTGGGGAAAAGAAGTTGCTGATAGAAGATTATCTCTTGCCGTTACTCAAAGATTTGCACTATAAATAAAACAACACTATTAATTTAATTGGATAAGTATGTCTAACAATTATGAAGCAATTGCACTTGCAACATCTAAAGAAGTTTTAGATGATAATAATGAATTTATGCTTAAGGTTCTTCAAGAGGCAACTCGTTGGGAAGAAAGTGAGACTGAACTTGCACAAGGTCGTTCAGATTTCCAAATTGAAAAGTTTATTATTCATGACAACTTTACAATTCCATCAGCATTTAAGGCAGCACTTATCAATCGTAGAAGTGTAGCAGAAGGTCTTTTACAACAAGTCATTGAAGCAAAGAGAGCAGCAAGAGAGTTTAATTATAAGTGGGAAGGAAAGGATAAGACTCAACCAATTTGGTGGAAAACTCGTGAAGGTGGTGAACAACTATGTTGGTATGATATCGATGAGTTTCATTTTCATCGTATGCTTGAAGGATTAAATCGTGGATTTAAAGCAGCAGTAGAAGAACTTCAATGTTTTGATAAATTAATTAATCGTTTGATTGAATTAAATGGTGGTAAATTAGTTTCAAGAGAACAATATAATGAAGATCAACCAAACTACTGGGAACGTAGACTCGCTAATCAGTCACTTGATGATTTGCTTGCTGCGAGAACTGGTGTGAATGCTGGAAATATTCGTTCTATGAGGCGTGCAAGTGCCCCTACAGTATTGACTGATGATGCCAATCGTATCAAAGGTAGTTTTGGTGATCCAAATAATCCTATGGACTTTTTGAATAGTCTTCAGCAAGCAGTTTCTGCAGGCATTGAAGAAATTACCGGAATGGATCAACAACTTATTCGCGGTGTTGAAGAGCAAGAACAAAAGCAAATTCCACAATCATTATTTAATCAAGATCTTAAAATAGAGTAAAAATCAATGGCAGTAGTCGGATCTGTATTTGGATTAAATTCTGTTTATGATGGGCAAGTAAAAAATGTAGATGATAACAACTTTGAAAGTTGGCCAGAAGGTGCTACTTATGGTTATATTATTGGTGGATTTGCTCCACCCAATATTGATTACAATACAATATCAAGAATTGATTTTTTCAATGAGACGGTAAATAATCCAGGAAATAATTTACTTGAAGGAAAGGAGCGGATTGCAGCAACTTCAAATAATTTATATGGTTATATTATTGGTGGACTTGCTCCAACTCCCCCATCTGTTTTTTTCAATACAATATCAAGACTTGATTTTGCGAATGAAACTGTAAGCAATCCAGGAAATAATTTGCCGATATCAAAGTTTAATTTGACGACAGTTTCGAATAATTCTTATGGATACTTATCCAGTGGTAGTGATACTCCACCGGCTCCAACCACTAATACAGTATCTAGATTAGATTTCTCCAATGAAACCGTAAGTGATCCGGGAAATAATTTACCTTCGGGAAGATTTAGATCATGTGGTATCCAATCTATTTCTTATGGATATTTTGGTGGTGGCGGTGATCCATCATCTCCTTTTGGATCTTTAAATGTAATAACACGACTTGATTTTTCTAATGAAACCATAGGTGATCCTGGAAATAATTTGCTAGAGGCAAAAAATGGATTTGCTTCCACTTCCAATAATTCTTATGGATATTTTGGTGGAGGATTTACATATCCACCCCCAGGAACACCTTCTGGAACTTATTATTGTAGAATAGAAAGACTTGATTTTTCCAGCGAAACTGTAAGTAGTCCAGGAAATGATTTACCAACAGCAAGAGATGGAGTGTCTGGAACTCCAAGTAATTCTTTTGGGTATTATTGTGGAGGTAGAAATTCTTCAAATACGCCAATTAATACAATTACTAAACTTGATTTGAATACTGAAACTATAAGTGATCCGGGAAATAATTTACCGACAATTAGATCAGGAACAGCAGCATTCTCTGGTGGAACATCAACTTATCGTTCTAAAGGATTTAGGACTTATGGATACATACAAACGAGAACATCTTACATTAGACTTGATTTATCTAGTGAATCTTCTCAACTTATAAGTGCAACTAATCCAGCAAGTGCAAATACATGTGGATTTGTATTTAATAATAATTATGGATATTTTACTGGTGGGGGTACTCCCACACCATCCACTATTTCTACAATAGTAAGATTTGATTTCTCTAACGAAACTGCGACTGATTCCCAAAAACGTTTATTAGGTATTGCATATTTTCCATCTCAAAATGTCATGAACAATAACTATGGTTATTTTTGCGGTGGGCAATATCCTCCTTTCGAAGAATATAGCGACATAACCAGAATGGATTTTTCTAATGAAGTTATAACCGATACTGGAAAAAATTTACCTTTTAAAGGTAGATATAGACAAAATTTTTCTACTAATTCATATGGTTATTTTATGGGTGGATATTATTATGATCCTCCAGCAGATGATTGGTTTACAACTATAACTAGACTTGATTTTATAAGTGAAACTACTTCAGTAATTGGTACAGTATCACCAACAACATGTGATGGTCGCGCAGCGGTTCAGAATAATTCTGAAGGATACATATGTGGAGGTTCTTTTCCATATATTAACACGGTATATAAATTTCCATTTTCTACAGAAACTGTTAGTAATCCAGCGAATAATCTACCAGTTACTACCTCATCTGCAGCTTCATTATCGAGTGATTATTATGGATATATTGTTGGTGGATCTATACCAACAACATCAAGTAATATACTTAGATTAAATTTTTCTACTGAAGTTACAACTGATAGTGGAAATAATGTACCTGTAGCTATTACTTCTGATCACGGAGTTACAAACTAAATCATGAAATCTTTTAACTTGTGTTGATGATGTTTAATCTAAATACGTATAAAACATAAATTATGGGAAGGCCTAGAAATACTGGTAATTTATCATCAGAAAATATTATAAGTGTTGATATTAATAATGATAGGATTGGAATTAACTCTACATCACCAACTTCAACACTTGATGTTAATGGAACTATTACTGCATCATCATTCAGTGGTTCTGGATCAAACTTAACTGGTATTGTAACTTCTATTGTTGCTGGAACTAATATTACTATATCTGATTCCACTGGTAGTGTAACTATTGATGCTAGTGGTGGGAGTGGTGGTTCTGGAACATTTGATACTGGTATTACAACATCCATTTATGTTTCTGTAACTTCTGGTGTTGGTGTAAATACTTCTCAAACAAATGATATTTTTGTTGGTCCTGGAATTGCATATTCATTTCCATCAACTGTAGATAAGAAATATATAATTGAATCAATTCATATTTCTAATTCATTCTCTAATGAATTATATTTTGTAGGAAGACATGATTTTAATGGTGGATCTAAAGTACCTTTGGCACAAAGAGTCATTGTTCCTTATCAGGGAGCAATTCAGTTTTTAGATCAACCAATTATTGCAAATCCATCAGATGTCTTAAGGTTCCAAGCACTTTCCGGAACAGGATCTACTGCAACAGGTATTGATGGAGGACTTGATGCATGGATTATATACTCTACAAAAGATGATACGGATTACGTTGGAATAGGAACAACAGTAACTACTGCATCGGGAACTCAAATATTCCAAGCATCAACAAATCCCGCTATGTTACAATCCATTAAAATCTGTAATTATAATTTAAATACTGACATTGATGCTTCCATTTCAATTTATCGTGGATCATTAGCAACGGGAGTAAGATTAGGATATTTGGTTTATAATCTTACAGTTCCAAAAAATGGCGTTATTGAGATACTAGGCAAACCTGCATATCTTGCTGTAAATGATAGTATTGTTGCCGAAGCATCTGCCACTGATGTTTTAGCAGTTATTCTGTCAGGTAAATATATAACATAGTATAATTAATTTTTTATGTCTTTATTAATTGATTTACCTTGTTATGATGGACTTGTGAGTGAAAAAGTTTTATTTAATCTTGGAAAGGAACTAAGAACAACATGTATAAGATTATGGTTTTCTAATATGGGAAATTTTGAAAACTCAAACTAAATTATGAAAACATTTTATTTTATGTCTGGTCTTCCAAGATCAGGTTCAACTTTATTAACAGCACTACTCAATCAAAATCCAGAAATACACGCATCTACAAATTCACCACTTTTAGATACAATCCATTATACTGAAGAGTATCTTTTATATAATTCCGAACAATACAAAGCACATCCTAAACCAGAATGTGCTCATAAAGTATTATCATCTATACCTCATAATTATTACTTCAATACTCCACAAAATATTATTGTTGATAAGTCAAGAGGTTGGGTCAACCAAATCCAGCATATTCAAGATTACATCACTCCAGAACCAAAGATTATTTGTCCAGTCAGAGACATACAAGACATTATATCTTCATTTTTAAATCTCATTTATCATTCCAAGACAACTTCATTTATTGATGAAGGACTTATCAATAATAATATAGAAATTAGTAATGATAATCGTGCTGATTACCTAATGTCTCCTCAAGGTATTATTGGTCAATCTTATCATGCACTCGCAGAAGCATTTCGTAAAGGGAATGATAAGTATTTGATATTAGTTGATTATGATGATCTAGTAAATAATCTGCAAGGTGAACTGAATAAAATCTACGACTTCTTAGAACTTCCAAGATTTATTCATACTTTTGAGAATATAAAACCAAAATTTGATGAGAATGATGAGGTTTATAAGTTAGAAAATATGCATACGGTAAGGGATAAAGTAGAAAAAATACATCGTGATAATTCAAAGTTCTTAAGTGAATATGTAATCAATAAATATAATCATATGGAGTTCTGGAAAAGGGGAACTCAAAGATATTCTATTTTTGGACTCTGATGGCAATATTCTCTCTACAAGAAGTCAAAGAATTACAAATTCAAAATGTAACGGATAATAATTTTGAAAGTTGGCCAGAGGGTGCTGCTTATGGTTATTATGGTGGCGGCGGATTGCCGGGAATTATTAATACAATATCAAGACTTGATTTCTTTAATGAAAGTGTAAGTGATCCTGGAAATAATTTACCAACTGCAAGAGGTTTTTTGTCAGCAGTATCAACTAGTTTTTATGGTTACTTTGGTGGTGGAAGCGTTCCCTCTTCTATTAGTACAATATCAAGACTTGATTACTCTAATGAAACTTTAAGTGATCTTGGAAATAATTTACCAGCATCTGTTCAAAATTTAGCAGCAACGTCAAGTAATTCTTATGGTTATTATGGTGGCGGTACTCTTCCCCCTTTTGTTAATACAATCTCAAGACTTGATTTCTCTAATGAAACTGTAAGTAATCCTGGAAATAATTTACCAACAGCAAGAAGTAGTTTAGCAGCAACGTCAAGTAATTCTTATGGTTACTTTGGTGGTGGAAGCGTTCCCTCTTCTATTAGTACAATATCAAGACTTGATTTTTCAAACGAAACGTTAAGTGATCCTGGAAAAAATTTACCAACAGCAAAAAGTTATTTAGAAGCAACGTCAAGTAATTCTTATGGATATTTTGGTGGAGGTGAATCAGGAGCATCTTCATTTAGTACAATATCAAGACTTGATTTCTCAAATGAGACATTAAGTGATCCTGGAAATAATTTACCAACATCAAGAGGTGGTTTAGTAGCAACTTCAGATAGTTTTTATGGTTATTATGGTGGTGGTCTTACTCCAACACCAACATATATTAATACCATAACAAGACTTGATTTCTCTAACGAAACTGTAAGTAATCCGGGAAAGAATTTACCAACAGCAAGATCTAGTATGGCATCAGTTTCAGGGGGGGAATCAGTTTACCGCAATAATGGATTTAAGACTTATGGTTATTATGCTGGTGGTGGAAGCGTTCCCTCTTCTATTAGTACAATCTCAAGACTTGATTTTTCAAATGAAACGTTAAGTGATCCTGGAAAAAATTTACCAGCAGGAAGATATTTGATTGCAACAGTTACTTCAAACAATTATAACTATTTTGCAGGAAGCCCACCTCCATCAGGTACAACTGTAATTACTAGATTTGATTTTTCAAATGAAATTTCAAATGACTCTGGACAAAATTTATTAAATTCAGTACTTCAGGTTGGTTCTGTTAACTCGAATAATTATGGATATTTTTATGGTGGATATAAAACTGGAGGTACTCCTACTTTTCCAGCGTTTGCGACTTATACTACAATTACAAGACTTGATTTTTCTAGTGAAACATTGAATAATCCAGGAAAAAATCTATCAGCACCTTTACTAAATTCTTCTTCTGTTTCTACTAAATCTTATGGATACATTGTACGAGATAATGGATTTTTTTTCCCATCAGAGCAACTAAAGATAAATTATTCTAATGAAGTAGTTTCTCTCACTTTTCCTTGGTCTCCAAGGGGTGTAGATTATGCTACAACTGTTCAAAATAATCTATATGGATATTTTTGTGGTGGTAGTAATGGTCCTCCCGGTCCATTCGCATTTAGTACAATTAGAAGACTTGATTTTTCAAATGAAACACTTAGTAATCCAGGAAAAAATATGCCAACAACTTTGGCATCCGCTTCTGGATCATCAAGTAGTTTTTATGGTTATGTAAATATGGGACCTTCCCAATCTCAAATTGTTAGGATTGAATTTTCAACTGAAGATGTAAGTCTTACTGGAACAGGTTTTAGTCCATCTAGAATTGGGAACACTGGATTTTCAAACTCAAACTAAATAAAAACGATATACAATATTCTATTATGAATGATATTCTTGCTAATGTTTTGATTCAACCTAAAGTTGTTACACCAGAAGGATTAAAGTTTTTAACTGATTATATGAGACAATCTCACAAAGAGAGAATGTCTGTTTTTGATGCTGAAAAAAGTGATAAAACGAGACAAAGAGAATCAAAAATAGATAAGTCAGTGAGAGATGTAGAGTGTGCTGACTTAATTCCGGTCTTTCCTCAAGTTAAAGATTTACTTGATAATGTAGTAAAAAATGTCATTAATCCTTTTTATGGATTTGAAGTAAGAGATAGTGAAGAACCACAATTACTTTGCTATAGTCCAGGAGGACACTATAAACCTCATAATGATGGAGAAGGTTTATGGACGAATCCTGATGGAACACAAGTATGGAAGAAGACAATAGACAGAGACCTCTCTACCGTTCTTTTCCTGAATGATGATTTTGAAGGTGGATATTTTTCTTTCCCAGATTTAAGAATTAAGATTAAACCAGAACCAGGACTTTTAGTTTGTTTTCCTTCATCAAGATGGTATACGCATATGGTAGAACCTGTTATTTCTGGCAATCGTTATACTCTCGTAACTTGGATGAGAGTCAAAGGATTCAAGACAAAGGATGAGGTTGATAAAGAGATTGCCGATAAATATGGTATAGAAGTTTATTAAAAACATGTCTCAATTAGTCAAGCATTATTGGATCAATCGTGATACTGGTGCATGGGCAACAGACACTCGTTTTGGTTTGATGATGCCAAATATTAAGGGGTTGGAAACTCAATATCAGTTAATAGATCAAAATGACATTCCATTTTTCTTATCATATGTTCCAGAATATTTCGAATATAAGATTACAGTAGGTAGTAATGAATTAAAAGATTATCAAAATAATTCAAATATTACTATTATAAGTACTACTGAAAGAGAAGTTAAAGAAGAAATTATAAATCCAGAATCTCCTGGTCAACCAACTGGAGATTTTCAAATAGTAACAGTTTATGATATAGTTTATAGAGAACCTTATGTTCTTGAAGAATCTGAAGGTCTTTCAATACTGACTCAAGAGCAATGGGATAATGAAATAACTTTTTTTGATAATCGTCAAAAAGAAAAGAGATATGACATTCTTAGAGTCAATCGTGATAAAATGCTTGAACTTACTGATTGGATGGTGACAAAAGAATTAGAGCAAGGAAATACCTTAGATGAAGATTTTAAAATTTGGAGGCAAGAATTAAGGACACTTCCAAATTCTGATACTTTTCCAACCTCATATCCATCACTTCCAGTTAGTTTACAAAACAATAAAGAGTTGATGAAACTAACAAATTCATTTGATCAAGTAAGAAATATTAATATGATTAATGATCCTCTTTCACCACTTCCAGAAGAAGAATCACCTGTTCAATAATTCATAACACTTTTGATTTTTATCATATGCATATTCTGCACAAGAACCATTTTTTCTTACAAAGTGTAAAAAGAGTTGCATAAATCTGTCATTTGGATGAGTTCTCAATGGACTTCTCCAATGGGGAACCTTCATTCCAAGATAAGCAAGTCCACATCCTATAGGTGTAACTACAGATTGTTTGTTTCCTTCTAAATCTTTAAGTTTAATAGGCCAAGCAGCATCACCACAAATATTCATTGTTACGGATATTTCACAAGATGGTCTATCAGTATGGCAATTCATCCATCCTTTATTATGATATGTTGTAGAAAACCAATAAGATGGAATAAGTTCTTCTCCTAAAAGTTCTTCAAGAACTGGTTGCATTCTTTTCATTACAAAAGCACATGCTGGTGGAGCATAGCAGGTTAATACATTACCTCTTTCTGGGTCATAGTGAGTTTGTAAACTACCAAGATCTCCTATAGCACCCATTAAATTTTTATATTTAATTTGTATTGCTTCTTCTTTTGTAATTATATTAGGAATATAATACCAACCTTTGGAAATAAATTCATTCATAAAATTATAACATTATTTTGATATTTATTTGTTGAAAAATTTGAATAGTTGTGCTAGTATAGATAACAAATATCCTATAGGATTTTTTATTTAAGACATGTCTGAAAATTTTGTAAAACTTGCTTTGGAAAATGGAGGATCTATCCATCCCCTTATTATCCCTTCGACTGATCTAAAAGGACCAGCAATCACAAACCCGTCCATTTACAATGACAATGGTAAATTAATTGTAAATCTTAGAAATATTAATTATACCCTTTATCATTCGGAAAAGAAAAAGTTTGAACATCATTGGGGGCCATTAGTTTATATTCACCCAGAAAATGATTTACGCCTTCGCACTTGGAATGTAATTGGTGAACTTGACGAAAATATGAGAATCAAATGGCATACCCATATTGATACATCTAAACACCCTGATAAGGAATTGTGGGAATTTGTTGGACTTGAAGATGCTCGTATTTTTAGATGGGAAGGAAAACTTTATACTTGTGGTGTTCGCAGAGATCTTGATACTATTGGTACTGGTAGAATGGAACTTTGTGAAGTTGAAATTGACAATGGGCAGGTTAAAGAATTGAGTCAACATCGTATTCCAACTCCTGGGGATAATAACTCTTATTGTGAAAAAAATTGGATGCCAATTCTTGACATGCCATATCATTTTGTGAAATGGACAAACGGTACTGAAGTTGTGAAGTATGACATTCACACTGGTCAAACAACACAAGTTGCACTAAGAGATTGGAAAGATTTGGGATGTATTGATCTTCGTGGTGGATCTCAAGTAATTCCATTTGGTGAACATCGATTTGCACTAAATCATGAAACATTTTTATTTAAAAGTCCAGCTGGAAGAAAAGACGGGACTTATCGACATCGATTTATAGTTTGGGATAAAGATTGGAATATTGTAAAAGTATCAAAAAGATTTTCTTTTTTGGAAGCAGAAGTAGAATTTGCTGTTGGTATGTGTGAATATAATGATGATTATTTGATTACCTTCGGTTTTCAAGATAATGCGGCGTATCTTTTGAGAGTGAATAAAGAGTTTGTAAAGGAGTATATTTTTAAAAATGAATAATCAAATAATTTTTATAACAGAAGATAATAACAACCCTCAGAAATTATAGATTGGTGTAAAATATGAGAAACGCAAAAGAAATACAAAAATTATTTAATAATTGATTATGATCTCATTTAAAAATCTTGGATATAAAGGACGTTTGGGTAATCAAATGTTTCAGTATGCATCTTTAAAAGGAATATCTAGAAACAAAGGATATTGGTATTCAATACCTCAAAGAAATTGTGAATTAAAAGAATGTTTTAATATACCAATTACTTATACAAATGAATTTGAAAATGATATTTTAGAGGAAAAATATGAATTTGATGAAAATCTATTTAATAATTGTCCAGATGATATTAATTTAGATGGATTTTTTCAGAGTGAAAAATATTTCGAAAATATTGAAAGTGAAATTAGAAAAGATTTTTCATTCCGTAAAGAAATATATGATTCAGTCATTCATTATATGAATAGTATGTTTTATAATGTTGAAGTTATATCTTTGCATGTGAGAAGAACTGATTATATTAGTGAGGTAAACTTTGATGTTCTTACTATTGATTATTATATGAAAGCATTAGAATATTTTCCTAAAGATATTCCCGTGTTAGTAATAAGTGATGATCCTGAATGGTGTAAAAATCATTTTAATTCAAATAATTTTTTTGTAATGTCTTTTGAAAATCCTTATTCTGATTTGTGTTTAATGAGTTTATGTACTTATCATATTATTGCAAATAGCACTTTTAGTTGGTGGGGATCCTGGTTAGCAAAGAGTAAAAAAACAATTGCACCTAAACAGTGGTTTTCTCCAACAGGAAAATTTAAAGATTACAATACTAAAGATTTATACCGTTCTGATTGGATTACTATATAAGTTATTGAATAAAAAATCTTATGAAAATTTCATTAATAACTGCATGTAAAAATAGAGTTGATGCTCTCAAAATATCTTTGATGTCTTGGTTAAATTTTGAAGAAATTCACGAAATTATTATAACTGATTGGAATTCTGATGATCCAATAAATTATCTGACAGAAATAGATCCTAGGATAAAAGTAATACGTGTTTCTGATAAGCAATATTTTAATCAACCTAAGCCATTAAATCTTGCTGCAAAAATTGCAACAGGAGATTATATTATAAAAGTTGATGCAGATCATATATTTAATTCATACTATAATGGTATAAAAAAGTATTTTCCGAAAGATGATGAATTTACTTGTGGAAGTTTAAATTTTAGTAATCCGGAATATTATGATGAAAATACCAAAGAGTATTATGTAGATAATAGTTATTTTTTTACCTCAGAAAATCGTAAAAAATATGTTTATGCATACTCACCTATTTTTAGATACTTAGTTGGAATTCTTTTTGTTAAGAAAGAACATTTTGATGTAGTTGGTGGGTATAATGAAAATTTTGGTGACTGTTATGCCTTTGAGGATGAAGAAATTTGTAATAGATTGGAATTATATGGATTGAAAAAAAGATGCTTAGAAATGGATTTTTATTTCATTCATTTACCACATCCAGATAAAAAAAGAACAGAAAATTTTAAAGGATTTGAAAGTCAAGATGAATATGAACAAAAAATTAGAGAAAATTTATCTTCAGCATATGATGGTGACGAATTAGAATGGCAAGTTGAGTATGCACTTTCAGAAAAACATGTCAATGTAAATAAAGATAGATTTTCAAAAATAACCAATTATTACATAGAACCAAAAAGTCATTGGAATATTACGCAACTGAATGATCAAAATTATTATGCAGTAGAAATTGAAGATAAGACGAATAATATTATAGATGAATTTCCATCTGTCTATTGTGTAAGTCTCGAAGAGTGTCAAGAAAGAAGACATGAACTTACTTCCCAATTTAATAATTATGGTATAGAACCGATATTTTTAATATCAAAGCGTTATTCTGAGTCTAATGATAAAGTAGTTGGAAAATATCTACACACTTTAAATGATGGTACAAAAGGATGTTGTGTATCACATTTAAAAATGATTAAAGAGTGGTATAATAATACTGACGAAGAATATGCATTTTTCTGTGAAGATGATTTAAGTTTGGAAACGATAGATTACTGGGATTTTACTTGGAATGAGTTCATTGAAAAAATCCCTGATGATGCAGAGTGTGTGCAACTTCTCACAATACGCAATCATTATGATACTTTTGAAATGAGATCAAGATATTGGGATGATTGGGGGGCAACTGCTTATATATTGACTAGAAATGGAGCAAAGAAAATAATAGACTCTTATATTTTTGAAGATGTTTATTCTTTAGAAGTTCCCAATAAAGAAATAATGCCCTTAATTGAAAATATAATTTTTTCATTTGTTAATACATATACGATTCCTTTGTTTGTTGAAAATGTAAGTTTTAAATCAACCTTTGAAAATCAAGATGATGATGTAAAGGGGGGACAAAAAAATAATCATATAATTGCATATGATATAGTTTTAAATATGTGGAAATCTAAAAAACAAGTTTTAAAATCTGAAATAGTGGTTGTTGAAAAGACGGAACTTGAGAAACTTTTAGAACTATATTCTCTGGATACTGAAAATCCAGAGCACAATTTTAACTTAGGTTTGTGGTATGAAACTCAAGGACACACTGCTCCAGCTCTTTCATATTTTCTAAGATGTGCAGAACGGGGTTTTGAATTAGATCCTGATCTTGCATATGAGGCCTTGATAAGGGGATCATCTTGTTATTTTAAACAGGGTACAAGAGATGGAAGTGGACGGGGAATGTTGTGGCAAGCGCAGATGTTCTTACCAAATCGTCCAGAAGCATACTATCTTTTAGCAAGATATGCTGCTAAAAACGAATGGTGGCAAGACTGTTATTCAACTTCCGAACTTTGTCTGTTAAATTGTGATTTTGATCTTTCACCATTAAGAACAGATGTTGAATACCCTGGAAAGTATGGGTTACTTTTCCAAAAAGCGATTTCTGGATGGTGGTGGGGAAAAGTTGAAGAATCAAAATCAATATTTTTTGAAATGTTGAACATCCATAACTTGAATGAGGGGGATAGATGGTCTATAATAGATAATCTTAAAAAAATGGGAGTGAATGATATTGAATATGATAATTCTAATAAAGGATAAAATATTTGATAATAATTTTATTGATAATTATTCCTGCGAATTTATGATATATATTAAAAATCGTTAAGTTAAGTATGAATTTTACAGTTTATTCAAAAGAAAATTGTCCATATTGCACAAAAGTAAAACAAGTGCTAGAATTAACAGAGTGTAAGCATGTTGTTTACATTTTAGATCAAGATTTCACTAAGGAAGAGTTTTACTCTGAATTTGGTCAAGGATCTACATTTCCACAAGTAATTTGTGATACTAAAAAATTGGGAGGGTGTGTTGACACGATCAAATTCCTCAAAGAACAGCAAATCGTTTGATGATACTATAAATAAAAATAAGAACCCAGAGATCAATCGGGGTGTTGAACTTATTCTTAATGGAGGTAAACGAAAGCAAACTTATCCTTTCCACATCATCTTTGAAAAGATGGTTTGCTTTCTAAGACGGGAAGTAACCATTTATTTTGAATTTTCCTTTAAAATCAGGAAAAAGTAGTAGTTTCCCGGAGAAAAAAATGTTAGCAATTAGTCTAGTATTCGGTTCATTTTTAACAATTTTATTTCTTATAGTGGGACTTATAGGTGGATGGGTTGCTAGAGAATATATGATGAATTATCGGGAAATCCCAAGACCTCACCCCGAAATGTTTGATGGACAAGGAAATTTAATTCCAGATGAGGTAATTGCATTTAATTTTGAAAACTATTATGACTACAACGACACAGAAGAAGACGACGACGAAACCTAAAACGACTACAAGAACTTCGACAAATATTGAACTACCAGCAAATCCATTTGCGTTTGAAGTTTTTAATTTAGCATCAAAACAAAAAAGTAATGCCAAGAAAGTGGAAGTACTTCAAAAGTACTCTCACCCATCTATTCAAACATTATTTGTTTGGAATTTTGATGAAAGTATTATTTCAGTAATCCCAGAAGGTGATGTTCCATACGCAAGTGTTGGAGATCAGAATTCTTTTAGTGGAACAGTTAGTGAAAAAATTACTGATGCTGTTTCTAAAATGGAAGAACTTGGTTCTAGTTCATTAGGATCTCAAGATCAAGGAAGATCATCAATTCGTAAAGAATATCAAAAATTTTATAATTTCGTTAAAGGTGGTAATGATGGATTAAGTTCTCTTCGTAGAGAAACTATGTTTATCAATATGCTTCAAGGACTTCATCCACTTGAAGCTGAGATTTTATGTCTTGTAAAAGATAAAAAATTACAAACAAAATATAAGATTACCAAGGAAATTGTAAGTCAAGCATACCCCAATATTCAATGGGGGGGTCGTTCGTGAGTAAACTTGGTAATGTAATTGAAAAGGAACAAAACAAAGAAAAGCATATGGATTCCTGGACACCAGCAGAAAAAGAAACCTGTAAGTCACGCTATGGTTGTGATATCATTGTTGAAAATGGTTCATATGAAGAGGTATGCACTAAGGAATCTCCAAGAGATGCTTATATTATCAAGTATCTTGTAGATGGCAAGATTTGTTTTGATCTCACAAGAGGAGCTAAAATTAAATTATTTGATATGTATTGGGATAAGTTTCGTGAAAACTTGAAGAGTATTGAGTTTGGATTTGGCACACTCAATCCAAAAACTTGGGGTTATCAGGCACCTAAAACCAAAAAGCGGAAGTGATTTGTCAAATCGGGTAAAAAATTTCCGGCAAAAATTTATCTTATTAAGATTTTCCAAAACTGTATCACATTATACAATGCATAGTTGATAAATATGGTCGAAGAGAGTATAATACTCTTATCGTTCATCCAGAAAATCTGGACGCAAGTAAGACGACGCGGAACGCAAATTCGTTCATTCGCTATTTGCAAATAGCGAACGGAAACGCCGCCTGAAGGAACGGGAATTAAACCTCTCATTTCTAAGGAGCAAAACCAATGAGCCGTGTAGTATATCGTGGTGTCGCATATGACACCGAAGTTCGTCGCCAAGAACAGGCACAACAACAGCAACAACCTCAAGCATACAACGAAACCTATCGTGGTGTTAAGTTTGTAAAGGAGGAAAAGTGATGAAGAAACTCAATGTTCTTCAATTGATTAAAGAACAAATTGAAAAAGAGCAACGCCGT